TGATTGATGTTTGGAAAGAAAAAGTAACATTATACAAAGATATGGTTGGTGAAGTAGCTAAATCAATTCAACCCACCTCAGCGACTTGGGCGAAGAAACATATTTTTGGTTTTTCTGATGATGAAATTAAAGTCGAACTTAACCAAATTAGAATGGAAAGAGCGGTTTCCGCTGAACTTGATAATACCGCAACAATTATTACAAAAACAGGTATTTTTGATACGGTTGATAGGTTATATAAAACAGTTACAGGAGGAACCGCAACCGCAGGAGCGGCAGGTGGAGGAGCACCTCCGGCTGAAGGTGGAGCACCACCACCGCCAGGAGGAGAAGAAGGGGGACCACCTCCGATTCCTGAGTCAATAAAGAAAGACAAAAATAAATTGATTTTAGAATCAATGAACGATAATTTTGACGAAGATGAATTTTTAGATTTTCAAAAAGTTAATAATTCCTTGGGTGAGGTGACCGATGAATTATCAAAACTTTTGGGTGATTAATTTTTTTTTAGATATTTATATAACAAATAGAAATTATGATTGGTGAATTAAAATCAAAAATAGAAAAATATTTAACAGAGTCTTATAAGAAAAATACTTTGAAAGACAGTTTATTTGTATTCGAAGAACTAATACTTAAAAATAAAAATATTTCCAAAATATTTTATTTATATGATGAACTGAAACAATCGAAAGGTTTATCAGAGTCTTTGGCCAACGACTTTATTTTCGAATCAATAACCGCATACGAAAACTCAATTAATAAAATAAAACCAACTCAGATTAGAGAAATCAGAGCTTGGGTCGGACATGTCACATGTGAAAACAAATATAAAAATATTGATGATCTTTTTTCAAGTAACGTTCTCACTTTAGAAAACAAAATCAAAAGTAAAAAAGTAATTTTGGAAAATCTTAAATCCAAAAAACAAACTCAAAAAGAAATAATTAACGTTCCTTTGAAATCTATGGTAAATGTTGCAAATAAAACAATTGGTAGTTTCATATTATCTTTGAATGAAAACGAAAGAAAAGAATTGAAAGTTTTATTGTCAACACCGAAAGAAACTTTAATAGAAAACTATAACAACGAAAAAAAAATAGTTTTAGAAAAATTATTGAACAAAAAACAAAATGAAACAGATAAAGAAACTATTGAAACAATTGATCAAGTGTTAAGTAAAATTCAAACAGAATCTTTTTCAGAACTTAATTATTACAAATTGAAAAGATTAAAGGATGGTCTTTAATTTTTGATTAAAAATTGCCCGTTTTAATTTTAATCTTTTTTTTATAGATTTTTTTACAAATTCTTTTCTTTCAAACAAAATTAAATTTTGTTTGGTTCTATTCACCTTTAATTTTAAATCTCTTATAGACTTTTCAACATTTCCTTTTTTTACTTCAACTTTCAACATACGACATATTATTTGATTCAAATATAATATTTGTTTATAATTTAACAAAATAAACAACACAAATATGAAAAATTTTTATGAAAAAAGGGAAAACCGTAAAATTGGTTGGATACAAATCTTTCAAATCACAATTCGGAACAATTGATTCCACAAACTTAAAATCAATCTTCATTAATATTCAAACATGGGTGGAACCAAAAGACGAATTTGAAAATTGGAACCGAATCATTTTAAATATGACAAGATCGGTTAAACACACAATATTAGAAAACATAAACAAAGAATTTTTCGACACAAAATTTATTGTAGATTTTGATCTAAGAACAAGTGGTCTACAAACAAAAAAGAAATCTTTTTTAAACTTAGAAATCAATTTATTTTTAATTCAAGAAATTGACTTCAAATCACCAAAATTAAAAAAACTCGTAAAAAATTTGGTAAAATCTGTATACTCAGACGTTATGAGTAAAAACAAATATTTTAAATTTTATCTAACCAAAAACGGAAATCTAAAACCCAAAAAAAAAGAAACTGAAGTTGTTTAGTATTTATATATAAAATATTTTATGGACAACTTAAAAATTTTAGGACCAAGAGACACGGGAAAGGGGATCCTTGTTGAATATGACGCGGGATATATTGATCCAAATGAAAGAAGAAACTTGTCTATGATTCGAGAAAATCGGGACATGTTAGAGCATTCGAAACCTTTTGAGTTTTATGCAGTTCTTCAAAAATATAATACACCAAATAGAAACGGAAGAATATATCCCGAAAAAATATTAAAACGAGAGGCCGAGAATTATAAAAAAATGATTCAAAAAGGAACCGCTCTTTCAGAGTTAAATCACCCCGAATCTTCACTTATAGATCTTGATCGTGTATCACATGCGATTACCGATATTTGGTGGGAAGGTCCTGTGTTGTTAGGTAAATTAAAATTACTTACATCACCTGGTTTTCATGAAAGAGGTATTGTATCAACAAAAGGTGACTTAGCGGCAAATTACCTTCGTCAAGGAGTAACGTTGGGTATTTCTTCTCGTGGTGTGGGATCTCTAAAAAAGGTTGGCGAACAAAATGAAGTTCAGGATGATTTTGAATTAATTTGTTTTGACTTGGTATCATCACCCTCTACACCAGGAGCTTACCTTTTTAGGGATAAAAATGAAAGAATGAGTTTTGAAGAAAACTTGGACGAAGAAAAAAAAATGCAAGCAGATAGACACGTTGGCCAAGCTGGTTCAAAATCACTTGATTTAATGAATAGATTATCCGATTATTTGAATAAATAAAAAAATAATTATGGACGAGAAGTATTTTATTGCAAGAATCACAACTGATATGGTTGATGAGAACACAGGAAAGGTAAAAAAAATGAAAGAAGAAAAATTGGTTAGAGGATATTCTCCAACTGATGTTGAGGCTAAAGTTACAAAAGTATATGAAAATTATACTATGGATTGGCGAATCACCGCTATAGGTGAATCAAAAATTGACGAGGTGATCGAGAGTTAAACTTAAGAAAATTTCAATTGAAAAGGGAAAGGGACAAAAATCTTTTTTCCTTTTTTTATGCCCAATTGGTTAAAATACGAAACTTTTTGAATAATGTGAATATTTATTAGAAAACTATTTAATAAAAAAATGAGTTACAACAAAAATGTAGTAGAAGACGCTCTTTTCCAAATTAGGAATTTGGAGGAGACTCTACAAGAAAATGCAAAAGGAATACTTCAATCTACGATGAGTGAAGAAATCAGACAATTAGTAAAAGAATCTCTCAGAGAACAAGACGAAGAAGAAAGGAAGAGACTCGAAGAACCGTCGCACAAGGAGATGTATGAGGTCGAAGAAGAAAGGAAGAGACTCGAAGAACCGTCGCACAAGGAGATGTATGAGGACGAAGAAGAAGACTTGGAAATGGATGACGAAGACGACATGGAAATGGATGACGAAGACGACATGGAAATGGATGACGAAGAAGATGCTATTGACATGACCGATGCTTCTGATGAAGAAGTTTTAAGAGTTTTTAAAGCTATGGGAGACGACGATGGAATCGTTGTAAAAAAAGAAGGTGATTACATACATCTTACAGATGAAGATGATGATTACATGATACAACTAGGAGAGTCCTATAATGAATTAGATGAAGAAAACATGGAAAATATTTATGAAATTGAAATGGGTTATGAAACTAACGAAATGATGGATTCTGATAAAAGAATTTATGAAGTTTCATTTGAGGGACCTGAAGGTCCTGAACTAGAAGAAGAATGGGATGGAATTGATGACGAAGACGACATGGAAATGGATGACGAAGACGACATGGAAATGGATGACGAAGGTCTTTCAGAAATGAACAAATACATGATGGAATCTAAAAGATCTAAAAAATCTAAAAAATCTATAACCCCAAAAGGAGTTGGAATTGGTCGAGGTCCAAAATTCAAATATGGTAAAACATCTAATTTCCCAACAAAAAAACAACCACCGGCGTTTAGTAAAGAAGGTATCAAAGCTATGGGAACTGGCAAAGCTAAATTTACATACAAAGATGGTGAAAATATGAGTGTAGGAAAAAATACCATTGTCAAAAAGACTGAAACAAAAGAAGCTTCAAGAACCCTAGGTAGTGGTTCCAATTTCAGAAGAGGTGGTCTTCCCAAACCAAGAGCTCATTCTAGTTTTAACACTGCAATTAACGAAGAATTAGAGTTGATGAAAGAAAAAAACAACGAATACAAACAAGCACTTGATGTTTTCAGAACAAAACTTAACGAAGTTGCCGTTTTCAATTCAAATTTGGCTTACGCCACACGTTTGTTTACTGAACACTCAACGACAAAACAAGAAAAAATAAATATTCTACGAAGATTTGACAATGTTGAGTCATTGAAAGAATCTAAAAACTTGTATAGATCGATCAAATCTGAATTAGGTTCAGGATCTACACATGAAACTAAACTAAACGAATCAGTTGATAGAAAAATAAACAGAACCGTAGAATCTGGATCTTCTGTCAATTTGATTGAATCAAAAACTTATGAAAATCCTCAGTTCTTAAGAATGAAGGATTTGATGACAAAGTTAAAATAAACATAAACTAAAATAATAAAACATTAAAAAAATGGGAGCATTATTAGAATCAGGTCTTGTTGGTAACATCGGTCTTAAGCACCTTAAAGTTATCAAAGAAGACACAATTAACAAATGGGACAAATTAGGCTTTCTCGATGGTCTAAGAGGTCACCTTAAAGAAAACGTAGCTCAATTGTATGAGAACCAAGCATCTTTCTTAATTAACGAAGCATCTTCAGATGGAACTTCTAACGGAGCATTTGAGACAGTTGTTTTCCCAATCGTAAGACGTGTATTCTCTAAATTATTGGCTAATGACATCGTATCAGTACAAGCTATGAACTTACCAATCGGTAAATTGTTCTACTTTGTACCTAAAATTCAAGGATATGAAAATCAAAGTTCAACATTCGCAAACTTGTATCCTAACTCTTCACCGTCAAACTCTACCGCGGGTGGTGAGCACTTCGCACCTGTAGGAGCTCCAAACGGACCGTCAGATCCTAATGTAGGTTATGACGCAACAGCTGGTGGATATCCATACGCTAAAAACCTTTATGACTTGTTCTACGAAGGAAATGAAGCGTCTTTAGATCCTCCAGGATTGTTTGACTACTCTAAAGGTAAGTGGACTGCCGTAACAGCAAACACTACAGTTCAGCATTGGGTAGGTGGATACTTAGAAGACACTTCACTTAATTCTTACTCAGGAAACACAAGAAAAGTTATCATGAAACTTTGTGGTTTCGCTAACTCAGGAGCAGGAAAACTTATCGGACCAGATGGTAACGAAATGGATACTGAAGCTTTCTTGTCTGATTTAAGAATCTACGGAACTTCAGTTATTTCAGCAGCTACCACACCTTGTAACGTTCTTAGAGGAACTTATAACGGACAGTCTGTATTTGTTCCTCTATTGTTTAGAGTTGTAACACAAATCTACGGTAAAGGAATTGTTAAGTATGGTAACAACCAAAACACACAATTTAGAAATGCAGGTGACAACCCTGGATCACCAACAGCCTACAATCCACCAACAGGAAACGGATCTAACTATTGGGATATCTGTGATGCTGATGGTTGTATCTATTTAGAAGTAGATCTTTCTTGTCCTGTATGTGCTGATTGTGATTCTACATCACTCGATGGTTACACAGGAACAACTATTTACTCAGGAACTTCTGGATCTTCATTCATGGCTTGGTATAGAAGATATGCTGACTTAGAATTCGAAGATCAAATTGGTGAGGTTTCTTTCGACTTACAGTCAGTAACTGTATCTGTAACAGAAAGAAAACTAAGAGCTCAATGGTCACCTGAATTAGCTCAAGACGTTGCGGCATTCCACAACATCGACGCTGAAGCTGAATTGACAGCATTGTTGTCAGAACAAGTAGCAGCTGAGATCGACCGTGAGATCCTACGTGACTTGAGAAAAGGAGCGGCATGGCAATTACGTTGGGACTACAACGGATGGAGAAGAATTTCTCAAACAACATCTTACACTCAGAAAGACTGGAACCAAACTTTGATCACAGCAATCAACCAATTGTCAGCACAAATCCACAAATCTACTTTGAGAGGTGGAGCTAACTGG